TCGGCTACGTACGGCTCCGTTTCGTCTTCGCGGATCGTGTCTTCATAGTACTTGTCCTCGTAGTTCGGACCTTTTGCAAGGCACTCACGGATCGCTTCCGCATCGAAATGCGGACGCATAATGAGGCTACGAAGCTGCGACCGGTTCATGCGGTGACGTTCGATAACGTACTCGCAATCTTCAATCGACGTAGCTGACGGGTCCGGGTGAAAGTCCCACGCGGACACGGCTTCGATACGTGGAACCGTTTTTTCGTAAGGGTTGTATGTCCGCTCACCGTCCTCACCACGCTCCCAGTTGTGAACGCGCTTGTGGAAGTTGAACGGACCTTTTACAATGCCCGTACCGAGCAGGGCAGACTCGAAGATCGCCTTGCGAAATACGTTGACGGCATTCGTATCGAGGAGTTGATCGTGGATGCACTTTTCCATGCGCCGAGCTTGTTCCTTTGCAGGTTCAAACTGTGGCTCACCAACCTTCGCCTTGCCGGGTACGACCATGTCGCCAAACTCTTTGCCGTACGATCCCAAGACGTGCGGCTCAGAGGCGGACATAGCACCCGGAGCGAGTTCACGACCATCGCCCGGAAAACCGTACGGGTCGCTCTGTTGATTGACTTCATCCGCCGGAGTACGCATGTGGGCAAACTCCGCGATACCTTCCGGCATCGGCGTAGACTCGACTACGAGCGGAAACTTTTTGTTAGCGAAAAGAATGTCAACAATTTGCCCGTACGCCGCAAGGACTTTGGTCTTGGTGATCTTGATGAAGACCTTCGACCGTTCGGAGTCGCGGTATTGTGTCGTCGAATCGTAGATGCCGCGAAAATTCTTGTACGCTTGGAGCCATCGCTGCTCGTAAACGTACCGTCCGTTTTCCGCATCTTCGAATTTCGCACGAATATATCCGGCGAGACCGGGCATCCGCTCCGTCGGTTCGACGAGGGGGATGGTCTGATCGTCTTCCGGTTCTAGGAAATTGTCAGCCATTCTTTCGCTTTCTTAGTAGTCGCGTTCTTCAGCCATACGCATGACCGACGGATCGACAGCGGCCTTAGTCATTTTTTTAGGCATATCTTCCGTGAGAACACCAGTCTTGGCACGAGTATCGAACTCGAGACCTTCACGATACAGTTGCGATTCGCCCATGTTCGCATCGACAGTGGTTTTGTCGGACGACATGATGTACGAAGCACCGTAGTTGTAGTTGTTGTTCGGCATCGGGTTTGCTCCCCTTGTTTTATGGTGACATTGTTAGGAAGCTATCGGGAGGCGGGGCAGCTTCTTTATCCCCGGAACGCGAAGGTTCTACGTACTGTCCCGTAGTTTCGAGACCTCTTCGTACCTCTTCTTCTTCTGCTGCAACTCGTTCAACGGGCCGCATAGAAAACGGATCAGGCTGTACCTCTGCTACATCGGATGGTGCTACAGGCAAAAACTCTGACGCTCCTGCAACTACACCGGCTGTCTTTGCAAGAGGATCGGGTACACCCATAGCCTCCGCTCGTTGCCTAACAGCAGTCCCTGTCGTCATCGCTGCTGCGGTCGTTAAACCGAATCCTAGCGGACCTAATACGGGTTTTATAATTTTTCCGGCTTTACCTAATAGTCCGGGCTTACCAGACGGAAGCATCTTACGGTACTCCGAAACATCAACCCCCTGTGCTTCGAGACGATTGAGATAGTTATTAAACTGTGTCGGATTTTGTTTGAGCTTTTCCAAGAGTTTTGCAGAGATAGCTGTTTCTTTTACATCACCTGCAGGGTTTACGTTAGACTTAGGCTCTGGGGGTGTATCTGGAGGAAGCAAGCCCTCATCTTGAGCGGCTTTTCGTTTTTTTGCCGTTTCAATGTCTTTTAAGAGGGCTTCTTCTCTTTTTTGCGCGGCTTGGAGTTCAATTTCTGCGGCTGTTAATTCACCTGTTTGCGTTGATATAGCCGCATTATTTTTCGCTTGATCAGGGGTAGCAATGGTTTCTTTAGGGCGATTGTCTGTACCTTCAGGTGCATCCATCGTCATTTTTGATTCAAGATCAGAATAGTCTGCCTCAAACTCGGGAAAATCATACCCGAGAGCAGCAGCGAGTTGACCACCCGTACTAGCACCGAGAGCATCCGCCATCATCTTTTCGAACATCGAAAGTACCACACCGCGTCTTTCGAGCTTTGCAGCGTCATCTACATCGATGTAAAATGTACGCAAGATTTTTGCGTCGAGTTCTTTCTCTGATCCGGCGTGTGAGATAATTGCATCCGCAGCTTCTACATTACCCAAACCGTTAGCAATAGCAGACGCCGTGATACGGCGGAGATCGGTATAGTCGAGTTTTTTCTTTCGCGCCTTCGCTTTTACGTCGTCCGGAAGAGAGGGGTAAACGTACTTGTTGATGAGGGTGTTGATTTTATCGGTAGTGATGCCGGGAAAGAGTTCTCCTGTCGAACCCGCAGCATCAAACCTTTCACGATACACTCTCGAAAGAAGAGGTCCGAGAGGGCGGTCGTCTCCGATCTTTTTAAGACCTTTTCCCGCTTGTCCCTCTTCGACAGGATTTATGATAGTTCCTGTCTCCGGATCAAAAAACGGACGCTGCGGTGTCATACGCGTGGCTAGCTCCGCAGTCGTGCGGGTGCCTGTAAGGTCCGTGCCTCGCATACCGAGCATAGCAGAAAGCACTGCATCGGCTGCGACATCACCCTCTTTTTGCCGTATCACTGCCACTTGTTTGACAATGGTCTGAAGAACTTCCGGAGGAATAGCCCCCTTAAAAAGTTTTCTACTTCCTGATGCTGCCTTTGCAGAAGAAAGTTTGTTTAGTTTTACTTTCTCAAAGGAGGAAGCGAGAGGACTGATAATTTTATTTACTTGGTTACCAGAAAGATCGGTTGTACCCTGAATAACTGCCGACTGCAGTTCTAAAAAATTACTCGAAAGATCGAGTTGCTGAGAAAGGGTACGCACTTGAGTGGCATGACCTGTCATGGTCATGGCCTTTTCTACGACACGGGTAGAAAATGCCTTGTGAAACTTTTTTGCAAACTCTGACGTTTGATCGAGTTCATTGAGAAGCTTGTTTTCAGGAACCCCGAGATCGTACATTTTGGCAATGAACGTGTCTCGTACTGTGGCCGTACCGTCAACGATGCGCTTCCGAATCTCTTGTTGAGTCGGAATATTTCCGTCCGGAAAGAGAGTTTGTTGAAGCTCTACAAACTGAGACACTCGTACCTTTTCGGTAGGATCGAGTGTTTCCATGATATCTGCCACGTTTGCTGCCTTTGGTGCCTTTGCCGTTGTTATATTTTTAGATGCAGATGCGCCTTTTTCTTGCATCTCCATAGTTTTTCCAAATTTTTTTTCGTAAGCATCGAAGCTGTCTACATCAAATAGTTCAGGAGACTCCGTAGTCAATGCGCTTGCAATTCCAAAGTAAGCGTTTTCATCTGCTAGCGGATAAGTGGATGGAAACATCCTCATAAAAGAAACGGTTTGTTCAGCAGTAAATTTTTTCGGAACTGGAACTGATGTACCCGCCTTACCTCCAAAGTATGCAGCGTCTATCGTGTCAAATTTTTGTACCTCTTTTAAGTCTAGCTTTAGGCTATCTATCAAGATATCTACAGCAGACTTGTTTTTATTTATGCTTGTTGGTTCGTCTGCCATCGATTAGTATCCGAATGTCGCGTCTTGTACTTGATACACTTGGTTCTTGATTGCGCCGAGTTGCTGGTGGATCGAAGCGTACCCGCTCATGCGTGTCATCACCATGTAGCGCAGAGCGTCGTATGCGTGATCTTCAGCCTTCGTGTCTACGTCTTCGCTGTTTGACTTGGACAGCGGTATGCCAGCAAGTTGCTTGACTGTATTCGTACACGTGGAAAAGATGCGTAGGCGAGGCTCTTCTGTGTACGGATCATCTGCGAGACGGCGATGTACTTCCATCTTGCCTTGTATACGGTTACGGTCGGATGGCGTCCAGCGCACACCGACTCGCATCATCGTCTCTGCTATTGAGGGTCCGAAACCCGTCTTATTCCAGCACGAGGAGTCTAAGACGGTGTAGTGTGGTTGTGGGTCTAGCTCCTCTGCTTCTAGTATTTTATCAGCGAGTTGCTCCGCTGTCAAGTGTTTAGCATATAATTCGCGATAAACCCAGATATTGTTATCCCAGTCAATAGCCCCCCATAGAACGCACGACGGACTCGCGTACCCGTAGTCTGCCGCACGTATGCGGGGCCAGTTGGTTGGAAGTTCAAAATGTTCGACCACATGTTTCGATCTCGAGAATTCGGGGAAGGCCGCTCCCTCCGCCACGTCCCAATCACCTTCGAGAAGCCGCTTTCGCTCGACTTCCGGGAGCGACCTGAGCATAGCCTCGTACTGGCCGTCTGCCATCAGGTAGGGATTGTCGGTCAGCCGTGCCGGTACAAACTTGCGAAGGAACAGGGGCTGACCTGCTTTTTCGTGGCCGGGGGGCCACAGGAATTGTTTTCCGGTATCGATGTCGAACGCGGGAAAGGGCTTGTTCGGTTCGATCCCATCGATGTACGTTTTCTTGACCCACCAGCCGCCGACACCGCCCGGGTTGGCCGTACAG